AGAACGCTGTAGTGCCGCTAGAAGCAGGGTTTGCAGAGATGGTCAGCGTATTGCCGCCTGCCACATAGCCCGTTCCGGCCACTTCATTAGTTGTTGCGTACGCAGTAGTAGCCGCATCAAGAGAAGCTGCTGAAGTAAACAAAGCGATCTTAAATACCTGTGCCGTGCCACTGCTGAAATCAAAGTCGCCATCAAGAATTTGAACTTTGAATGATGTTGCCATAGCCTGTGTAATAGCCATTTTACTTTCCTCTTAAATTACCTTGGGTCTATTCTGAGTTGACCAGAACGATACATATCTTCGCGCAACTTGCCGTCGCCTAGATTCTTGAGTAACGCAATAGCGTCGATGTACATCTTTTGGTACAGGGCAACCATATCCGGCTCACCCTTAATAAAACGTATCGCCTCGATCAAAGCGCCGTTAAGCAAAGCAGAGTCAAACTCAGTGCCAAGCCACGTAGTTCCGGCAGTAACAATAGACTCGGGGTAATAACCGTAGTGCAGCTCAACCTCGTACCCTGCGTCTGGCGTGGGGCCTATAATAAACGCCCTGTCATCAAAGACTCCGTAGTGCGCTGGAGCGCCCGTACTTGTTGGGCCGGGGTAAGCTTCTCTAATAAAGTTAACGTCCTTATTGAGCAAGAAGGTGTAGTTATCGTCGCCGTCCACATACGCCAAAGAGAAGGGGTAAAGGAAGTCCGTGGGGTACACCAAATACTTGTTGCCCGTTGTCAGGTTGCCCGTCTGGTTTTTACGCAGCGCTGGAATCTGAACAGTGTTATATATCTTCTGCTCAGCCTGATCGGTAAACATAGCAAGCTGCTCGTCCGTAAACGTCTGCTCACAGATGTCAGAAATGTTAGTCTTCAGCTCGGTGTAATTCACCTACTGCTCCTTAACCCATTGGCCCACGGGCCATTGTACCCTTGGTCGCCGCGCCTACGCCACGCACTTTAACACCGCTAGTCTTCATATCTTTAGGCGGCTGGTTGCAGCAGTCAGCTACTTTGTACATAACCGGCTCATTTGGGAACTCGATTATCTTTGGCGCTTTTACGTTTGATCGTGACTTCATTTTCATTTCTGTCTCCTAGCTCGTAGTTACTGTTACTGTGCCTACGACGCCTGTCCCTTCCAAATTGTCTGGTGTAAGTCCAAAAGGATCGTTTAGCCCTACTGGGTCCCATCCCCACTGTATGTCTCTGCTTGCTACTAATTCTGCTGAGTCCGGTCTTGGGTCACGTATAGCTTGTGGGTCATCTACCGGAAACTCCCCTAATTTGTTCTGTGGCTGGTCTGGGTTCCAACACTCTGGGCACGCCTTTAAGTTGGTCTTATTGCCCTTCACTACTAACTCTTTGAGCTGCCTAAGTTTATACTGAAAACCGCAGACATCACAGATCGCTAGTGCTTTTTGTCCCGAGGCGTATTTATAGCTCATAAGCCTACCTTATGCTGCTTATACGGGGCACCAAGCTAAGCGTCGCTTTCTCCCGGTCTTCGCCCGCTGCTAACTCAAACTGTCGCTCGTATTCGGCCTGTAGCATAGGAATACGGGGCATTAAGTCTGGGTCTTTTTGGGCTATATAATACGCAAGCCCTGCAACGAGGCAGGGCAAGAAACGGAAGTTAACGTCGGCGGTGTTAACCCCTGTCCCAGAATCTTGTATACGGCGCATCCGCCAGTACTTAAGCACGTAGTAAGGCGCAAGGTCAGTGCCTTGGTCTGGCACAGGCCACACAGTAACCGAGGGGTTTGCTTGCCCACGGTCTACATAAAGCTGTATAGGACGGCCTTGGTTTAGCTTGTTAGGTATGCTTGAGTAGGTAGAGACACTGATGCGCGTGATATTTAGGTCTGACTGCGTAGTAATGTTGCCGTCACCCGTACGAACTACATGCTCTAGCAGGTCTATTGTATCGGCGGGCAGGTCGTATGTGGCTGTCCCTTGAATTAGGTTCTTAAACCCCTCTTCAATCGTCCACATGTTTATACCACGGTTCTGCCACTCAATAGTCAACAGATTCATAGACCTACGAGCAGTGCGCAGGTCGTAACCAGAACGCATTTCTCTACCGGCACGCTCCCACGCTTCTTCCGCAATCTCGGTGAAGTCCATGTTAAATGCAGCAGTTCCAGAAGTTGCCATGCTTTACACCATTTTACAGGGTTTGCCGCCACGGGCCATGCCGTAGCCACGAATTGGGCCGCCTTTGTTGTACTTCATGCTACCAGCCATCTTGTGCTCAGAATCTTTCATCATGGTGCCGTCGGGCATTTTGTGCATGCCAGTCATACCGCCCATGTTCATTCGTTTTGTCCCACAACCAGCCATAACAGCCTCCTAAATTAAGTTGTTTCTTCCGCTTCGGGCTTACCGCCTTTAATACTTACTAAGTTTGGTTTGCCATCTTCGTACTCGTCGGACAAGTGTAGCTCTTCTAACATGAACCCGAACTCTAAAACTTCATCCGGTGTCCAGCGGCCTTTAGAGTATTTTAACGCAGTTAGCATCACGTCTATCATCGAATACTCTTGGTCGCTCATTTTCTAATCTTCCGCCGTTAAGCCGGCCTCTTCACGAGCTATATCTGCAAGTTCTTCTTCCGTGCCGCAAGTGCATGGACCGTCATCGTTAATGGCGCAATCGCCCATATGTCCTGTGTACTTTGAGTCTTTCATCGCTAACTCCTTGTTTTTACTACCAGCGGACGCGGTCCGCCCAGTAAGCTGCGCTCATCTTGCCCTTGGCAATGTTCTTACCGTGTCGGGACTTGAACGACTTGCGCTTAGCCTTCATTTTAGCAGACTCGCCCGACTTGGGTTTACCTGCTGTAGACGCGCCTTGCTCACCAAAACGTATGACCTTCTCTTTCCCACCCTCACAGGCTTTCACCACGTGAGACTTCTTAGGATGAGAAGGCGTTCGCTTCGGCTTGTTACAAGCCATGCTGCCTTTGTCTACTTGCTTAGCCATTAGCTGTAAAACACCGTCATAGCAGTAATGTTGGTCATCGCCGTGATTGTTACGTCAGTGGCGCACCGTATACCGTAGTCAGGGATGTTGATCGAGTGTGACTCCTCGGCAATAAAGTCGATGTCCAAAGTAGTATTTCCGCCAGCACCGTCGGTAATAGTTAGCCGCCCCGCGCCTACAGCGCTTGTAAGCACTTGAATTTGGCGTATGCGAGCCGGACCAACCCCCAGACTAGCAGCGGTCGTAACCCGTTTGGTCTGAATATCTGAACTAGGCATAGGTTTCTCCTATTAAGTTAAGGATTAACCTGCTGAAACAGTAAGTACGTTGCTATCGCTGTAGATTTGGCCAGCAACAGAGGGGTCAGACGTAGGCAGGTCGCTAACAATAATAGCAGTGCCGTTAAGGGTCACAGTGCCAGTAGTAGTTAGAGTAGTAGCAGCAACGCCGCCAACAAAGCCGTTAGTTGAAGTTACTGGACCTGAAAAGGTGGTATTAGCCATTTGAGATTCCTCACATGCGAGTTAATTTTGGGGTGCATCTGTCTGCATGTCGTCAGCCGGGAGCTGTCAGATACACCGGATGACCCCGGTATAGGTACTATATACCATTTCGGCGCTAAGTACACAATACCTAACAAAAAAGACCCGCCTGTGGGGACGGGTCAATACTCTTCAAGGGAGATAGGAACGTACTGTCGGGTAAGTTCCACCTACAAATTACCCCTATCCGGGATATAAATCAACTTAATAGGTGATTATGGATGTTTTTTACCCACCACATAAACATATCTTGCCCGAGGGTGTGCTTCATGGTATTAGCGCGGTTGGCGACTAGCTGTACGTTTTCCCGTACGTAGGGGCCTTGGGGGTTTATCCTGTCTATCGAGGCATTGAACTCTTTCTTCTTACCGTCTCCTGCCTTCCCATCGCGTTGGTGGGTCATTAGTACGCCAGACAGGGCGCATCTGCCTTCTTGTATGTCCCATATCTCCGTAAGCTCTTCGGAGGTTAGGTCGTATTGGATGCCCTGTTTTATACGCTGCGACTTTAGTTGGACGTTTAGAACTCGTAGGTATGCTTCGGGAGAAGCGGAGGTTTTTCGGGCTTTCTGGGCGCTAACGCATGTTCGACACACACCGCGATAATTGCCGTCTTTAAATAGCTCAAACTGAGATAACAGCCTGACTTTGTTGCACGACGTGCACATTCGAGAGCCTTGCGACTCTACTCTTTTTTTCATTTGTCTAGGCATGGGTACCTCGCACGCAAAAGAAAGGGGGCCGAAGCCCCCAATCTTAACACCTTTTGCTTATGAAGCGCCGGGTGAACCGAAGATGCCCAGTGGGTCAGATACGCCGAAGCTGTATCGCTCACGAGCCTTATATCGGCTGTTGCCTGTGTCGAAGTCGGCGTCCATGCTAGTGCTCATAGGTGAGCGGACGAAGTGCTTCAGGCCGTTAGGTACGTCAGTCATCAAGAACCAAGCGTTGGTGTCAGTCAGGTAGTTGTTGATCTTGTAACCACCCGGAATTGCACCGTTGCTGCGGATTGCGTTGATGTCGTTATCGGCTGTAGACACACGAAGCTCAGTATCCAACAAACGCGTTGCAACGAATTGCAGGCTTGGCGGGATAACAAGCGTCTTAGGCTTAGCAGCGATAAGGAGACCGCGCTCATCAGTCCAACCAGCGATCTGGATAACGGCAGCTTCGAGTGAAGTTTCGTTAAGATCGGCTGCAACAGCAGGACGGTTTGAGTTAGCGCCACCAGATACGAGAGGGTGGTCAGTCGCACAAAGGACTTTGCCGTCACCATAAGTAGTGCCGGAGAAAGCGTTGTTTAGGATACTAGCACCCTTAACTTGCTTAGTGTAAGCCATCGCACGTGCAAGAGCCTTCGTGTAACGTGAAGAGAGTGAATCGTAGAGGTTATCTTCGATTGCTTCTTCAGTCAGCGAAAAGCCCATTGCGACCGTCTCGTGAGTGTAACGAGCAGTCCACGCTTCTTGTGCGTTGTCATATTCGATCGCAGAACCTTCACCCTTAACAGGTGCGGCACTGAAACCGGACAACTTAGTTTCTTCTTCAAAAGAACGATCCGAAGATTCAGACTCGAAGATTTCAGCAGCCTCGTCGCCATACTTAGCGTATTCGAGACCAAAGAGGGCGTTTAGACCCGGTAGTAGCTCCTTAAGGAGTTGCGCTCTTGAAATAGCCATCTGCTAGTCTCCTTATACGCCAGTAGTTGAGTTGTACTGGTGAGTATTGAGTTTAACAATCAACTCAACAAAAGCATCAGCACCAGTTGCGGTATCTGTGACAACATCAATTACTCGAACAGGAATAGTTGCTGTAACAGCATCTGAGCCAGCGAGGACTGATTGTCCAGAATCTCCAGTAGCAGTATCGCCTGTACCTTGTACTACGGCCATGTTAGCGCCGACAACAGTACGGTCTTCTGCGGTTACTGCACTAGAACCATTTGTTACAGCAACTTTAAAAGCCGCCATAGGGTCGTCTACTACGATAGCGTAAGCGTCAGTAACGCTAGTGCCGGGGTAGTATTGAGCCGGCGTGAACTGGCTCAGAGAATTGACGTATTGAACGCCAACACAAACACCCACCGTAGCACCACTAGTAGTGCCGGTGAACTTTTCACATGTGCCCGCCGCTACAGTTTGAACCATGTCACCCGCAAAGATAGCCACGTTGTATGTACTCGCAATAGGAATAAGGCGAGTAGCACCAGCGTAAGGCATACCGTCGATACGGTTGATTGGCTTAAAGCCGTAGGGAGCGCTGACTGTTGGATAAGCCATTGTATAACTCCTAATTTAATTTCCACTGCCGAAAGTAACCTTCGATTTCCTATCGTTAAATAGGGGCATTCTAGGGTCGTTTTCGCGCATTAAGTTATTGTCCACAGAGTGGATTTGCGACTCGGCTTGTTGCCGGTAAAACGCATTTCGTTCTGCGACAAGTTCTTCTGGGGCCTTGCACAGCATGAGTCCGCCCACAATGACATTATCCTTAAACCGCTCGTCTGAAACAGTATCAGTAAATATCTCGGGGTGGTCTACCGCACGTACGGGTTCCCAGCCTTCACGTAGTTTGGAAGAAACGTTAGTGGCGTCAGATTGACCGTTAGTGGCAATACGAACCCAGTGATAGGTG